TACTAGGCTTGACGACCGAAGTCAAGACCATGGACGAGTTAATTTGATTTTTTCTGCGTCGTCTCGGCGCATCACGATGTCAGTGTGCATGATTTTTACTTGGATAGGATCGTCCAGTGGACCCGCTCGTACCATCGAGACAAGAACACCTATCTTGAACCCTAGGGCGTATAGTCGAGGATCCCGAGGGCAGTCCTGGATGATACCGGACTGGCCTGTTTGAAGGTCATTTAGAGAGCATTTGTTCATGATTTACTTTACTCATGATAACTGGTAGCCAGTCGAAAGTCAACGTTTATTTGCGTCGTTTCATCGCCTTTTTAGCATTTGAGTCGACCACGTTTCTGGCCTGATCAACACTCATGTTCTGTGATGGTTCTTCGTTTCCTTTGAATCGAATTTTATCGGACATAGGATCGAGTGGCTCAACGATGCCACTCATCGGCTCCTGTGACAGTAGATCCGCTAGAGTATCAGGTGTGACATTTACGCCAAGATTTTTAGCCATATTGATGAACGCTGTCTGGCTAATTTCTTTCTTGGCGGTAGTATCATCCGCACGACCCAGTAGTAACTGGGTGACGGCTAGTAACTTCTTCGTGGATGCGTTATCGGCCATGTTGGTTATCCTTAGATTCTGTTACGTCCAAGATTTCCAACTGGGACCTCGTCACTATCGACGTCGATATCTAAATCGGTATCGATATCTGAGTCGTCGCCTAAGTCTGCGTCGAAATCAAAGTCGTCTTCGCCGCCTAAATCATCATCCATATCAGGCAGGCCACCGCCCATGTCATCGCCCATGTCACCACCTAAGGGTTCCTGACCGGTAACAACACCAAGGGCTTCTTCCAACTGCTGACGTGACTCTTCTAGACTCTGAACTAGCTGAGAAAGGGCTGCGCTTGCGTCTGTTTTGAATTGACCGGCCTGATCGATTCCCATCTCATTTCTAACCTGGCTGACAAGGGCTGGCAGATCTTTGTACTGCATGGAGGTAGCTTGCTCGATCATCTTCTGAACGTTGTCTACCATGTCCTGTGCTGCCAACACTACCTGCGCCTGTTGAATCTCACTTTCACGCAACGCACGACGCAGAGAACGACGTGATTCGTTAGTTGCCGTGTTCGAACTCCATTTAACATCACCGCTAAGAATACCTTCCAGATCTTTCAATTGCTTGAGAATATTTGGATCTTTTGACCTGTTGGCACTTAGTCTATCGTGTTTCTTTACCAACTCTTGGTAGACTTTGTACGGTATTCTTTGAAGTCTCATTCTTTTTACAAGTTCTTCGTCGCTTGCTTCGGTTTGCATAGGAGAACCCATGGCGGCAGATGCTACTGTTTTCTGTTCGTCGGGTGACAGGTTTTGTCCAGATTTGGCTTTGGTCATTGCGGTGCGTAGTTTAGGGTCTTGAATCTTCTGGATAGCCTGAGTTTGTGCTGCTTTCATTTTTGCTTGATCGGCTGGATTCGTAGTACCACCTAAACCAGGAAGTGCATCTTCTTTTACGTCTTTCTTCTTTTTGGCGTTATATTTCTTGTCTGCGTTAATATGTGCTGCTCGTTCCTGAGCCTCATATTTTGCTGCATAAGTAGCCACAACTTTCCCGTCATCGACGACATTGAACTTGCCCATTGAAGGTACTACTTTTGCTTCGCTTAAACTAGCCGCTGTTTCGCCAATCAGAGTCGACAGGACATTTTCCATCATCATCAGCTTCAAGTACGCAGGATTCTTTTCACTGTGGTGAAAAGAATGAGAACGACGATGTTCCAGTACCAAACCACGAACACGAGACAATAGCCCACGCGCCTGGCGATCGGTCAAATTTTCAATTTGAAAGCCCTTACCAAAGTAGCTTTCAAATACCTTAGCGGCTTGCCTTGAAGGTTTAGGCGCGGACAGTTCGTTCAATTTCATTTGTAAATCCTCTGGTTTGATAAAAGTGAGAAATCATAATACATTTATTCAGACGGGCCTGTATATCGGCCTTATACTTAAGTTTACTTTCTAACTTAAAGGTTATACGCTCAACGAGATCAATATCTTTTGATGATTTGGCAATAGCCGACCTAACATGAATGTCGTTGGTTAGTTCCAACAATCTTCCATCTAGCTGCTTTATTTCCCTGGCTAAATCATCATACTCGTATTTATCAGCGACACACCAGCTCAATGCAGAGCGAGTACTGCCGAAATAACCTATCAAATCATTATTACGAATAACGCCATAACTACCGTCATGTGGTATTATCCGATATTTTCCAAACACGAAATAACTACCATCTGAGTTGCCACACATAGCATTTATTTTGGTATTTTCAAGCTCGTCCTTAAGTATCTTCTTAAATTTCTGTTTATTTTTCATTATTTATATTTATCAAATTTTTTGAAAGTATAGATTCTGATCGATACCATCGACTACTAACATGTTGGATTTTATTGATTGGTCATCATATACTATCATAGGTACATTTTTGGCGTCGTTTTTCAAAATTTCAAATGGGTCAAATTCACTGCCATATACTGAAATATCCTCGACCGAGAATTCAAAATACCATTTAGATTTGTGTTTGACTGGATATACTATATCAAATATTTGTGTTCTAAGTGAGATAACCTGAGTAAGGGTTTCCCAGTTTCGTTGTTGATTTCTCGAACGATTCCAACCAGCATTGTTTTCAATAAGTTGACAGGCTGAATCTTTGTATGGGAGTTTGTGTGGCTGAAAGTATCCCGTTGTATTGGTGAAAGTGATGTCGAATATAGTGGAGACTCTTATGGCATACATGCAGATATTTATCGGCACAAAAAAGGCCCGAGAATTACCCCGAGCCTTGTTTCGTGTTACTAGCTTGTTATTAGCAAGGTGCAGTAGCGGTTGAAGCCAAACGGAATCCAACGTTGGTCACGGTTGTGCCAGTGAAGTCATAGCCGTTGACAATACCAATACCAGATACCAGAGCAGCCAGAGTCGTTGTAGAGTTGTCTGTGCCGTCTTGTGCAGTGTTGAACGCTCCGGTGGGGAAAGTAGCAACGCTGAAGTTGTTGGTAGAGGCAGTTGCGTCAACCTGATATACAGCAACAACAGAATACTGCTGAATGGTCTGTAACAGAGTCTGAACTGCGCCATTTACTCCAGCCTGTGTGGTAGCAGCATCGCCACCGCCCAGAGTCATGCCGAAAAAGTCTAGCTTAGGACCGGCAAAGTTAGTAGGAACACCAGCGGGTGCATATGCAACGTTAGCTGATAACTGAGGACCGTTCAGGGTATCAGTTGCGAATACGGGCTGTGAACCACCGCTTACGATTTGAATTTGTGCCATTTTAATTCTCCTTATTTAATGGGCTGTTTGCCCTACATGTATTTATCTTTTTTCACAAATTTTCATTTAGGCGTTTTACCGTCCCACATAGCCCTGTTCCCTGCGCTGAAGTTGAAACGATCTACCAGCTTTGCTCTACCTGACGGTGTTGCCAGTACCCAACCCTCTTGACCTGGTTGCTGGTTATTTAACTGTCCAAGCATGTCTGATTTCAATTCATGGAGCAGCAAGAACTCAGTGAATGCTGCGCTCAAACCATCTAGGTTGCTACTCGGACTCTGGAGATATTCGACTATGTTGTTGAATTTACCATTTGAAACATTGCCTCTGAGCCATTCGGCAAAGCCAGTCAATAAATCGTCATAGTTGCTGGAAATACGGCTGTTGATATATCTCTTGCATAGTTTGGGGAAATCAGTTATTCTAGCAGATCGTAGTTCCATTGGGTTGAAGAGTTGGTCGATATCTCTGCCATGGTTGTCCAGGATATGAGTTATCTGACTGATGATCCTTTCGCATGGCGTCACTGTATGAACCTGGTTGTAACTAGGGTCTATCAGTAATAGGCCATTGACGGGGTTGAACGTCATGTTTTTTAGCGGCTGTTCAGGTGAATGAACACCATCGAATCGTGTGTGTACCGCTATGCCTATGTTGCTCTCTCCTATTTTCTCGCCTAGCAACGTATCTCTGGGTATATTGTACTCTATGAAATTCGGTTGAAATTTGAAAGCTCCTGCTGACTCCGGTGGACGTTGGGTAAATAGCAAATCTCCCATCACGAATCCTCTGAACGTGTCGGGTGTTGCTGCCTTTAGTACGGGAAACAGTTGGGTGTACATGTCAATAAGCTCGGCTCGGTCGCCCTTTCGTCTGCTCATGATAGCGGCCAACTGTTCAGGAGTGGAGGATAGTCCATCGTAGCTCTTGGCGGTGAACCCTGACTTATCGGTTAGCACGAAGTCGCCGTTTGGCTTTCTTCCCCATACTAACGCGATTCCGTCCCATTTAAGACTTACCGCGTCTGCTACGTTTTCCGCGGAGTGCGCTATGATACTCAATGCTTCCAAAATACCACGACAACCACGCTCGAACACCAGGTCTTCCAGATGTTCTATTCTCGATGCCTCAACCAGTGGCACCATGCCTTGGTTGACTATTCTATCGCGTAGTCTAGCCAGGAAGTTAGTGTCGGATTCGGATTCCATGAATGGAATCCCTCTGCTGGCAAATTTCTCGCGGGCATACTTCAACTTTTCATCGCGCTTCTTGTCGTCCTTGATAGCGTCAAGTATGGTCTCGACGCTGTTCAGATCTTGTTCCGTTGCTGCATCGCCTAGAAGTAGTTTGGCTACTGCGTCAATGTTCGTGTATGCTTTTTTCTTGGCTGGGTCAATCAGTCCAGCGTTCTGGTTGATTTTGTAGCCTAGACTTTTAGCAATTGAGGTGAGTAGTATTCTTCTTTCTACTCCGGTATACTCGCTTCCATCTGGCTCGGATAGAAAAAATTTGACAAATTCTGGCTTTTTGGTAAACCAGAAGTCGGTCTGAACGTATCCTAGATTTGGTTTGCCATTGATAGGGGTTCGCAGGTGAACTCCCATTGGACAGCTTGACACATATGACTTAGGTTTTAGCTTGTTGCTTTCTGCCCACCGTTTTAGATGTGCCTCGAAGTCATCCTTGTCCACTTTGTTGGAATCAACGACAAGAGTGATACACTCACTGGTGTCATTCTTTCCGGTTTCCCCTGCTATTTTGTTTTGCAGCGACATGCCAGCAAGAAGCTCCAACCATGCTATCGTGGTCTTGATATCCGTCTGTGCTATTCTGCCGGTCAGCGACTGGTCATCAGCGTTCTTGAAGTCATTCCGGCTCATCCTAGTTTAAATCCCATGAGTTTTAGTAGTTCATCGGCTCCTGGATTTCCTGTAGGTCTTGCCTTATTCGAACCTCCGCTCGCTTCAATCGTTTTGTCTCCAAGATTTCGCAATGCTGTGTTGGTAATACCTGCCTGAGATAAGTCTCGTATAAGATGCTCGGAATCAATGTCTTGATGAGTATTTTGCCTACGACCTGATCTTCTGTCAGGTATGTCTGCCATTTTTTGACTCATACTAGCTGCAGTAATCAACTCTGTGAATAACTTTTTTTCATTCGATTCATCTTCCTCCGATATGATATCCTCGTTGGCTTTGTGGCGAATTAATGGCTGAGTTGCGCGGCCAGTGTCATCTTCGGAATCCTGTGCATATTTTTCACGAGCTGCGGCTGCCTGTGCTTTCTGCTTATCCAACTCTTGTTGGTATTGTTGCTTGCTTGCACGAATCTCTTCTGGAGTTGGTGGTGTTCTAGTCTGTCCCAATTTCAGCTGCTTTTGTGCCGGCTGATCTGCTGTGTTCGATGTATCATCTGTTGATTTTGACGATGGAGGTTTATTAGTAACAGGAGCACTTAACTTATTTATGATCTTGGCAATATGATCGCCATTGTCCAGACTCTTTAATGGACGATTACCAAGAAAGTTTTTCTGAACAAAGGCGTACAGCTGATTGCGATACAAATTACTAGTATGGTTTAAGTAGTCTTTTTTATCTTCCGGATCGGTTATGCTCGCTGCGTAACGCCTAACGAATTCTTTCCATACATTATACGATTTATCAGCAATCTGCTGTATTTGTGCCTGTCGTTTGCTATCTTTGAAATTACCAAGAGAGCCTGCATCCCATGCGCCTTTTACACCGCTGGCAAAACTTTTGGCAGCAGAAGCCATAGAACCTAGACTTGCTTCGTCTACTATGTCTTCATTTATCCGACTCTTTTTTGCTTGACTTACTTCGTATATTTTCATTTGTTTTTCTCACTGATCTGGTGAACTTACTGGGATCCTTGAGTTTTATGGAATTCAACAACTTCCTAGTCAAATTCTCAGATTGTTCCTCAGTGTAAGTCTCTTCAATTTGTTCGATCAACCGTATCGCACTGGCAATAATATTCGAGGCCCTACTTTCAATTAGATGTTTGCGATCTCTCTCGATATAAAGAGAGTCTAGTTCCTCTAATATTGATCTGGTTTTCTTGTGCATAGAGTTACCGATTGAGTATTCTGTATTTATCAGTTATGACTTGTTCTTGATAGACTTGAGCAGCTGGCCTAGCTTCGCGCTCTGAACTTCGGCAGTCACCCTATGTATCTCACCCGTGTCTTTGTCGACCAGGTCTTCGTTTATTTTACCAGGCGATTTTATGGTGTCCAGAATGTTTGGTTTCTTAATATACCCAGAACTCTGCTGTTGGTCTTCGCCTAGATCGATGATTCGCATGGTTTCGACATTGTAATCCAGATCGATTTTCTGTCCGACACCGGTACTTGAACGAGACTTCATACACTGAATTTGGTACCGTCCTTGTTCTTTCATCGCTCTAGACGTGAATATACCAAATACGTTATCGGCTGTGTTGATCTTACTGATACCACCTGATATGTGGCTATGGTCAAATTCTATTTCTTCAACCGCCGAGCGATTCAACTGGCTGGCTGTTATCATCAACACATTCAATTCTTTGGCAAGATTTCTCAGCTCTTCCGATACATATTTGTCCTTGATGAATAGATCATTTGGGTTTACTTTCGCAGTGACTGGCATGAGAAGATCAAGATAATCCACCATCACGAAGTCGACCTTTATTCCTGTCTTGATCTGAACTTCTTTTAGATAGCTCCTGATGTCATTGATGTTACTCTGTGCTGGCAATCCCTTGACTCGGTACTGGCCCATTTTCTTCGATGCCATCTTCACCCGCAAGCTGGCAGTATCAATATCTTTTCGGATATCTTTGGTGCTCATTTGCGTGAGCATGGCATCGGTTCGAAGGCTGGTAAGTTCTTCGCTAAGTTCGAGCGTGATATATACCCCGCTTAGGTTTTGCTGCTGTAACCAGTTTAGTGCTATGTTCATCATCACCAGCGATTTACCTGAACCTGAACCACCGGCAAAGATGTTCAACTCACCTCGACTAAAACCACCATACAGAATCTTGTCCAACTGAGGCCAACCAGAGGATACCTGACCACCTGAACTGAAATATCGGTTGATTCGTTCCGAGGGATTGTCGAAGTAATCTGTTCCCATGTCCTTGGTGAGCGATATTTGGACCGCTGATTTGATCAGGCTTTCAACAGGACCATAGTCACCCTTTTCCAAGAGATCAGCAGACTTCAAGATCGCTCGCTCAAGCTCTTGACGACGTGTAAATCTCTCGAATTCAGTGAGGGCCCAGTCGACATGACCCTCGTTCATTTCGTCCACCTGGAATAGTTTCACTCCGGTGGTGACTTCAATTTGCTTTAGCGTCGGTAGGGTGTGATGCTTGTCGCAGTGTTCCTTTATGAAAGCAGCGGCAGGTCGAATTTTTCG